GGGTGTAAGTTTGTACGTCAAACTATCTCCACAAAACGTTAGTTTTTATCGCCAAAACTACTAAACGGTCAGACACCTTGTAACCCCCCTTTTAAGTGCGTGTCACCATCTTCTCTCTGACAGAACTCTACTGACTACACTCCCGTACTGACGGTTGGATTCGAACCAACGTTTTCAACTTACCACTACAGGTATGGACGATATAAGCGTCCACTGGTACGTCAGCATTTTAAGGATGAACACGGGCTCAGCGTGCCGTCTTTCAGGAAGAGCCCTTCCACCTATCCATCCTTATTGTTGCGGGAGCAGGACTCGAACCTGCGATCTAGGCTTATGAGACCCAGCGGATAACCATCTTCCACATCCCGCTATATTTGTAGGTAAGACAGGACTTGAACCTGTACGATGAGTAATAATACCTATACTTGAGACACACAACATACTCATCTATCATCTCATTAGCGTCTGCCGATTCCGCCACTTACCTATTTTTGTGATTCATAGTTAACACACACTCTCGTTTCACTATCTTATGTTAACAGGTTGATACACTTTACGAGTTTCCCGTTTCTTATGTCACAATATTTCAAATGTCAATGAACTTCTTCCTTTCCTCACGGGAGTAGGACAACCATTTCTAACTTTCCTACCCCCGTTGTTTGTTCTACAAAGATATGTCAAATTTTTTAATCTACCAAATCTTTTTTTGTTTTTTTTTGTAGTCAGGACAGGATTCGAACCTGTATGAGCGCTAACACATGATGTCCTTTAATACTCACCGTAACTTATTGATGCCATTACCACCACCTGACTAAAATTTCACCCAATCATTTCTGACTGTCCCCCAATACCGAATTTAAACGACATATCACATTTAAGTGAGGGGTTAGAACTTGTGTGTTACTGGTACACCAACCAACCGACTTAGGTTCAAGTAATCGGCTCAGGTCCCTGTGGTAGTGACACCACTTCTCATCATACGGGAGCATATTAGGTGGGAACTACCTCTTTTGGTTTATTTCCGACTACGGAAACCTCGTGTAGTCAGAGCTGGATTCGAACCAACAATTAGCAACCGTTTCTAGAATAGGATTCAGCACCATGCTTCTTTACGCTCCTGACTAATATTTTTGATAGTGTTGGGATACCCGTCTCGTCCCAATCTTAACTGCTTAATTGTAGTTTTACGATGCATCGGCAGGGGGTGCTGAATTCCTGATCCACTCTGGATTGTCGACATCCGTTGAGTGGGGAAAACCACTATCAATATTTCAAAGAACTTTTTCCTTATTTGTTTCACAAAGATATGTCAAATTTTTTAATCTACCAAATCTTTTCTGTGTTTTTTCTTCCTTGTGTATTTTTTTCTATTGCGATACACATTGGGTCTTGTTGCCATTTTCAGTTCCTGATATGTAATCTCAATTGTTTTCATCTTTTGGTAATCTTATTATGTGTTTTATAATGTTATTTATATCTTCTTTTGATTGTCGTGCAAGAACATCATCCGTCAAATCTGTTTCATAACACATACCCCAATTATCTTCGGTTCCTTTTATAATTCCAACCTCATAATCTTCTCTATCAACTGATGTATAAGAACCACCACCAAAAGGTGAGTTAAACCTTACAATTGAAAGTCCATAACCATTTGGAAAAAATACCTTTCCGTGTACACCCATACCCATTGAGTGGGTTTCAAACTTTATATCATCAAATGTTATCATATCACAAAGATATAAATTATTTTTTAATTTCCAATATGTCAAAGAACAAAAAACCCACCTCTTAATTGAGATGGGTTCAAAATTTTATATGTATAATCTATCACACCATCCCCATACAGAAAGTATCCTCAGCTATTGCCAATCCTCTCAATGTTATGATATGTAAATTTTTCATTTGCGTTTTTATTAGTTTTGTTATAAATATATGTTAGTTTGTAAAAAAGTCAAATTTTATTTAATTTTAACAAATTAGAAATTAAAGTTCATTTAGTTTATCTACAAAATTTTTAAGTTTCTCTGATAATTCATATTCCTCATCTTCATTTGCCATTTCCATAATAGCACTTACTGTTGAAATAACACCATCCTTCATTGACATAATATTTTCTGGTGTGAGTTTTTTATCACCATCTTTACTTAAATCAGCAAACATCATCATCATGTCTATCATTGCATCAAGTTCTTCCTCTTCCATTGCGTCAGCGTCTAAACCCATTTGAGATGAAATCATTGACATAACTTTTTGTCTCATGTATTTCTTTTCGTATTCTTTGTATTTGGGATCGTTGTCTAATTCAGAATCCATTGCGATAATTTCATCAAATTTAGAATTATCTTCCATTTCATCCTCTTCTTTAAGAACTCTTTTCTCTAATCTTAAATTTGATTCTAAAATGTGTCTGATTTTACTTTGACTTCTATTCATAATTAATTTTATATATAAATATACGTTAACATGAAAAAATGTACCCCCACCGAGATTTGAACTCGGAAAATTCAGATCCTAAATCTGACGCGTCTGCCTATTCCGCCATGGGGGCGTTATGTTGAGATTACCAATTTTTTATTCTCTCAATCAATTCGTCAATTGTTATTGATGAATTGTAGTTTTTTGAGTTATTTTCATTGTGTAACATTAGTTTACAATTTGCAGGGTGTTTAATTATTTCAGGATCTATTTTATTGATAAATCCATCTCTCACACTATACATATGATCTTTACTAACACCGTTTAAATTATTCCTTTTATTTTTTGGACTATACCAACCATGTTCGTCAACAATCCTCAAGTCAAACTTTTCATCATAATTTTTAATATTAAAATTAAAAGTACATAAAGGTTTATAAAACCTATAAAATTCTTTTTTGCAACTATCACAAATTACTTTTTTTGTTCCAGTAATATCTGTTTCACTACAAAATCTACAAACCTTTGGTTTTATAATTTTCTCTTTTTTAGGTTTAGTTAATTTTTCTCTAACTTTTTGTTTTTGTTCTTCAGTCACAATTCTTCCTTTATTATTAAAAATTGCAGAACAGGAATGATTACAAAATTTTCTATTATGTGATATTGTACCCACAAACTCAACACCACAATTAAGGCAGGTTATTTTTTTATGATAAACAGTTTTAACACCTAATCTGAAAGCCCTATTCATAATTGACTTATATGTTACACCCATAATTTCAGCAATCACTGAATATCTAACCCCCTCTGCAATCATATTTTTTAATTCTTCATCCTTTTCTTTAGTCCATCTCATATTAATAAATATGTTGAAAAGAGTTAAAATAAGGTTTTGAACTTATTTTTTGAGTAAACGGTCAGATTCGAACTGACGGGAGACTTTCGTCTATCGGTTTTGCAGACCGACGGTTTCAACCGCTCACCCACGTTTACATAAATTAACGACAGTGGTGGTCTGCCGCTTTAGTTGCGATTTGGTTATCGGGCTTGATATTTGTTTTGAAACCTAACGAGTTTGCCCATCCGACAGTAGGTGCCACCAATCGGGAACTGAAGTGTTTGTCTTCAGAATTATAATCCAAATCTATTTCCACATTGACATTAACTTTTTGTGTCAACCATTCAGCAACATTTATTGAATATTCAGCTTCCTTCCATAGTCGTGTCCACTTATCTCTAATCTTTTTCATTTTACTCTTTGTTAGAATATAATGAACACCTCTATTTCCGTATCTATACGCAATAACCGTAACGTACACGGTACTTCTTCTGTGATTCTGTGAGTCAGTCCCAATATGGATTTCAACATAAGGACATTCTTTGAGAATATCCAACGTGTGACTTACCACATCAATTGGCTCATTATGAATCGTCCTAAATAACTTATCCATATCTTTTATTTTTGTTGTGGAACCATACGGAGTCGAACCGTAACCTGTGGATTTTCAGTCCACCGTGACACACCATACTTACACCATAGTTCCTTATTTAATTTGAAATGCGAATCTAACAACACGTTTCTTTTTAACTGAATCTTCCCAGTTACCAATAACAACACCGTCCTTAATTGTAAAAGCGTGTCCTTTAACAAGAATGAAGAATGTCCCAACAGGATTTTGTTTCACAAAAGTTCCAACAGTCATATCTCGTTTAACCACACCATTTTTAGTTTTAACATCATACCTTAAAGTGTAACTCCCAAAACCATTTGCACTACCAACACATTTAACTCTCTTGTAGTTAATTTGTTTTCTTTGATTTGCAAATGTTTTCATTTTGGTAACCGTACCATAAGTTCCTTGACGGTCTTTACGTCCAAATTTCTCCTTAACAAATTTATGTGCGTAATCATATGAAACATCAAATGATGAGGCAAATGCTCTTACAACACAATCATTTGTTTCTCCTCTCGCAATTACAGAATCACTATAACCCTTAATCGCCTTTCCTGTTGTACAATATGGTAGTCCTTCTTTCATATCACAAAGATACAAAAAATTATTAAACCACCAAAATTAATTTTTGCACGTGGTGTAGGAATCGAACCCACCCAGCGAGGTTTTGGAGACCTGCCCGACACCATGTCTGTACCACGTATAGTGTACCCCCAGCGAGATTCAAACTCACAACTCTGAATTCGTAGTTCAGGGTTTTATTCTATTAAACTACAGGGGTAATTAAAGAATTTTGGTCAACCACTCGCATCCCACCAATCTCTTGTATCAAACTTTTTGTAGTCCAAACGATTATATCTCCTACGACTCATTCTCAACTCACTTGCCAAAGCCTTGTCCGTTGTAAATTCTTTTTGGGTGAATAATGGGAATCGAACCCATGGCACAAGGAACCACAATCCTATGCTCTACCTACTGAGCTATATCCACCATATATTTGCGGAAAGTATTGGAATCGAACCAAATACCCGAAGGTACATCTCGCTTAGCAGGCGGACCCTATCGCCATCAAGGTTTACTTTCCATAGAGTGTGGTAGGACTGCAGTTCCTTGGGGATCCCACACTATTTATTCCCCTTTTTGTGTTCACGACGGGTTACGATCCCATTACCTCTTGTGTATCAGACAAGTGCTCTACCAATTGAGCTACGTGAACTTATTGCGGAATAGGAAGGGATCGAACCTCCGACCTTCAAGTTAACAGCTTGTTGCTCTACCTCTGAGCTACTATTCCTTTTTTTGTGGGAGAGGAGGGACTCGAACCCCCAAGGTCTCACGACGACGGATTTACAGTCCGCTGAGCCAACCAATTGCTCAACTCTCCCTTAAACCATACAATTAAATTTAATTTGGTAATTCGTTTTTAATCCTTGTTTCTAACATAGAAATACAATTTTTATTAACATCAAAAACTATTGAATTTCTATTAGTTTCTTCTGACGCTATTGCGGTTGTACCACTACCTGAAAAATAATCAACAATTAAATCACCTTCATTAGAACTTGCCAAAATACATTTTTTAACTAAATCCTTTGGTTTTTGAGTGTTGTGTTTTTGTAAGACATTTTGAGGTGTTTTTTTTGTCTTTGCGTAGGACTTAACTTCGTTCATACTCCAATAAGGAACACAGAACTCATCCCATAAATTACCAGGATATGTCATCCTAACTTTTTTTCCATTTTCATCAACCCACCAATCTTTTGGTGTACCATCTTCATTTCTATAAGGAGCAATTACTTCCTTTTTAACCATAACCTCATTTATATTAAAGGTATAGTTTTTTTGATTTTTTGTTGCGAAAAAAATATCTTCGTGAATTGATTTCCAGTTAGTTTTAGCACCTCTTCCTTTATCCCTTTTCCATGTTATTCTGTTTTGTACATAGAACCCAACCTCCTCCAGTACCTCTTGAACAATATTTGATGTTTGCCATTGTATGCACACATATATCGAACCATTAGGTTTTAGTTGTTCGTAAGCTAACTGTAGATATACTTTAGTCCATTCTTTATAGTCGTCTTTAGACTTCCACTGTTTGTCCCAATCTTGTCTATCACCCAATTCCAAGTCAAGATTCTCATTTTTACCTCCACTTATATAATAAGGTGGATCTAAAAAAAACATATCTACAGTCTCAACACCAATTATATCCTTTGATTCTATAAAAGATTTATTATAATACTTTATACCCATTTTAATTTATCCTTTTCAATCATTTTTATACGATCATCGTGATATTTTCTAACAATACTTTTTAGAGTAGAAAACCATTCTGTTTTACCAATATTGGTGAATATTGGTGCTTTATTCATGTTAGATATTTGTAATTGTCCTTTACCTAATGAACCAACCCTCAACATATCAAAAGATAATTCCCACACATATTTAACGTCAATTGATTCTATATTAACTAATTTATCACTTACACGGTAAGAAACAAAAACATAGATTAGGTTTCCATTTTTGGAAAGTAATAATTTTCTCAACTTCTCAACAGATGTAAGATTAGGCATAGAAAATGAACTATCTACATTATGAGACTTTGTATCTATATAATATTTAATATCATCATTATCAATAACTGTAACATCCTCTATAGATTTTTTACTTCTAGGTTCCAAACACTTTTTTATATTTTCATCATCACTTAATGACATTAAAATATTTTTCACTTTGAATTCGATGATATCCCCAACGGTTCTTTGTTCGCCACCATCTTGGATTTCAAAATTAGTCATTTCTAAAAGTAGTTTTTGTTCGATTAAATTTTTCATTTTGTTTATGTTTATTAGTTCATACAAAAATAAGTAAAAAAATCAATTACACAAAATTTAAATTAATTTTTTTTGTCCCCCCGACAGGACTCGAACCTGTACTCTTCCGATTAAAAGTCGGAAGCTTTAACCAATTAAGCTACGAGGGGTTTTGTTTGTCATACTTGTCACTTTCCATAACAATTGTTTTTATTTGTTTATTTAATTTATTTCTATATTCATCAATTTTTCCCATAATCTCATCTTTATATCTTGAATGGGCATACTGATGATGTGTCGGACATAACGGTATCAAATTTTCAATTGAATTGTTATTGTGGTTTTCGTCATAATGATGAACAGCAACTATTTTATTCTCACCACATACAACACACTCCTTTTTATGGTGTTCAAAACAAATTCTTCTATAATGGTTTTTATCTCCTGAAATATTCCCATAATTTGGGTTATTTTCCCCTGATCTGAAATATGTGTTTGAACAAGAATAAGAACAAGTAGTTTTTTCCCTTTTATGATTAATCATAGTTTCAAATTTATTTCCACAGACTGGACAATCTTTTATTTTTCTTTCATACAAAAAAGGACGTTTACTTAAATGTGTTATATCAATATTATTTTCATTTACATATTTATGAAACTTTCTTCTTGATGTCCCATTATCATATCCATATAATGAAATGATTGCCTGTGATTTTGTTTTACTATTTTTAATTAATTCATTTTCCATATAAATAAATATCATCATTTGTCGTAAAAACCACATTTGTCCAAAAGTTTTATATACGATAGTCGAATGTGTACGAATCGAACGTCTCCCGAATGTCCCAAACATCCTGTGCAACCATTACACCACACACTCGTTATTTTTTTGAGGAAGAAGTAGGTGTCGATCCCAATACCCGTCAAGGTACCGCCCGTTTTCAAGACGGGGTCACAGGCCGCTGTGATTCATCTTCCTTATTGTTGTCTCGGCTGGACTCGAACCAACACACTCGGAGCCAAAATCCGATGCCCTGCCTTTAGGCTACGAGACAATTTAATGCCAATATGTCAAAGAACGTTTTCTTTTTGAGGTCCTTGTCGGAACTGACCCGACAACTCAACTTTACAAGAGTCGTATTTTTCCTGTTAAACTAAAGGACCAAATGTAAAACAAAAAACCCGAACTTTTTTGGTTCGGGTCTTTCATTTTGTGGTTATAATTAAATGATACGTTATACCATAATTTTAGATGAAAAACCGCGAACCATACGAATCGTCTGATACGAAAGTAGCCAATTTTGACACGGGTTACTAAAGTTCTTATGTTTCATTTGTGTTTTCATCGTTTTATAAATATGTTGTTTTTTCTAAAAATTCAAATTATGATACAAATATAGGTAATTTTTTTTAATTGACAAGTGTTTTTAATAATTATTATGCAACAACAGTATACTTGTCCCAATTTTTTAAGACACCTTGCATAAGGTTTGTATCATTATTTACACTATACCAACTTTTTGCTGGACCTATTTTACTTGTCCAATACTCATTTCCAAATTTTGCAAAGTAATTATTTTTACCTTTTCTTAAATCCCCAGCTTTAAGTATTTCTGCTTTTGACGCTAAGTTAGTCTTTTTCAGATAATTTTTATAATATTTTAATCCTTGTTCTGTTGCTTTAAGTGCTTTTTGTAATGGACCTCCTTTCCATCTACTTAAAAATACACCATAATCACCAGCAAGTGCTTCTTTTACATTATTTTTTACTTTTTTCTGTAAAGCTTCTTTTTTAAAATCACTTAAACCTTTTCCGTCTACATAATCTTTGGCACTTTTTACAAATCCTTTTAAGTCACTATTAACACTATCTTTATATTTCTCAACTAACTTCATTGCTTTAGCCTCAACTTTATCTAATTTAGCACCTGTTGCAATCTTTTTTGAAATTTTATTCATTGTTTCAACACCGATGTTTTTTATCACTGGTATTCTACTTACAAATGGTAAAATTGATAAACCTAATGTTATTGCAGCTTCAGTTCCCTTACCTTCATAATAATAAATTCCTGCATCAATCGTTCCAATACCTGCAGCAATAATCGGTCCTGCTATTGGGATTAGATATGAAAAAACTTGTGCCAAGGCTAAAACATCGTGTATTGAAAAGACAAAGCCTCCATCTCCGACATAACTGACACCACATCCTCTTACCAATGGTTTACTTCGGATTATACTCATTATCTTATATACATCTGTTGTTCCTGCAGAATCAACATATAGTCGTCCATATAAATTATACCAACCATCTTTTGAGTAATATGTCTTAGTAGTAAAATTGTTTTTTATATCTTTCATAAAATCAACACCACCCCAAATCATGTCCGCAGAATAAAATCCCCAAAACATATCACTGAAGTCATCTGGTTGTCCTGAAATATTCTGTTGTCCACCATTTTTTCCTCTAAAATTTTTCCATAAAGTCTCAAAACTAGAAAAATCATAAGAATTTAATAACTGATTATCATATCTTAAACCGTTAGCCGATTTATTTTCCCTTAATCCAACACCAAAACAGTTGTTTATAGTTCCCTCACCCTTTCCGTTATTAAATCTATTCTCAAATATCATCCTATTTATTTTTTGCATTGACATAAATGCCGCAATATTAAAATGTTGTGATGCCGAATCTGCTTTAGCATCCCACCCTAACATACCCTGATCTTTTAGAAACTGTTTATTTCTTGTATAATCTTCACTATATATGTATTTTACTGGTGAGTTACTCGCATCTTTAAAAAGACTACCCTCAAGTCTTCTCTCTTTTAATGTTTTACTGTCCTCTACGTATTTTTTATTGAAGTAGGCGTTTAGTTTTTCAACTAATTTTAAATCACTTACACCATTATATGGTGGTTTACTTGTTGTTGACCAAAATAATTTAGCAAAAACTTGTTTTTTTGTTTTTGGACTATACATTTGTGAGTTCTTAATGATAGAATAGTTCTTACCATCTTTAATTGGATTAGTGAAAGTTACTGCGGTGCCTTTAAAATCATCGCTATTTGCATTCAGAACCCAAGTAAAGTGTGGACTTGATTCAAGTAACAAATAATTATATTGACTTTCACTAATCAAAATTTTCATATATATAAATATATTTTACCATGAAAAAAATATTAACCCCTATCTCTCTTTGTTTGTTTTGTTACGGCACTTGTTACATAACCTGATTTTTTAGGTTGTGATGTTGCCGCTAAACTTGGTGCTTGAATTGCCTGTTGAGCTGTAGCCGGAGGTGCTGGATTTGCTCCTTGTTTGGCAAAATGTTTAACAGTTGTACTACCTTTTGTAGGCACACCTGCATAGTTGATAAGAAAATCCCTTCCTTTACTTATGAGTTCATTTTTAGCAACATCCGTCAAACCTTCAGATGTTGATGAGTTGAAGTTCTTTTTGAATCCTTGGGTTTGTTGTTGCCACCAACTTCCAGCTGTCTCATTTTTTGCTGTTTGTATTTCAGCTTTTATTTTATTTTGATATTTTAAAATATCTTTCCATAATTTACCTTCTGCTTTATCTAAAGGTAGTTTAGATATTATTTTTTTACTCAATGTTTTGAATGTTGCATCGGCATACTTTTTTACAAAAGGTAGTTTAGACGCTAAAGGTAAAAAACTTAACACAAAGGTAACTGTTGCCATACCAGGTTTTCCTTCTTTATAGTATCTTGCGGCTTCAGTCGTACCTAATGCAATAAAAAGTGGTATTGCAAAAGGTCCTGTGAATGCTGCGGCAATATTAGCAAGAAAATACTGATTATGTTTGTCTGATAACCAATCAGTGACAGGTTTTACTACTTCTACATATCGCTCATAACTACAATCAAATATAGGTTTTGTACTTATTTGTGATAAAACCTCACCTAATTTATCATTACCATATAATCCTTGCCAAAAAGAATAGTAACCATCAGGAAATAATGGTGTTTTGTACCCTTTTGATTTATCTTTTAGGGTATTCGCATCTTTAACTAAATCTGAATATTTAGCTATGAACTCTATACCCATATAAACACCAGCATATCCTTTTTTATACTTGGCTTTAAACATTTTTTTACCTTTTTCGGCTAAACTTCTACCTGTGGCATTACTAAAATCAACCACTCTACTTGAATCTGTCCTCTCTATTGTACTCCCTGGTTTTATATATTGTTTTTCAGTTGATTGATCATAAGACATACACCCTGTATTACCATTTGTAACTCTTTCTATTCTTAATGTCACCATTCTCAATGCTTGTAAAACAACTAATGCAGTATGATGGTTTTGATTAACTGGTATTTCTATTTGTTGTTGATCAACATTAAAAAACCCTTTACTCATCAACCATTTTTTTTGATATTCAAAGGCCACACTTTGTGAGTATGGTACGGTTTCACCTTTTGTATTTTTGTAGGTTGATGTTTTATCGTATTTGTTAGTTAAAGATTTTTTATCTAAATTTGCTTGACCACACACTTTGGATAATAACACATTTGATAAAGTTTTTGATTTTTCAGTACCATTTGCATTTGATGGTCTATTATAAAATCTTCCAGTACCACAATAGAATATTGTTGACGGAACATTTTTCCCACCCTCAATTCTGTCTACAGATGCAATATTTTTATTATTCCAATAGTGTGCGGTAAATTTTGTTCCTTTTGGTATTTTTATTTTATTACCACTATCTGATGTAAAATAATTATCCTGTGTAGTCGTATAAGTGGCATTTGTTTCTGTTGCTTCACTTATAATTTTTTTTAATTGACTTTCTGTAATAACTATTTCCACAAGTATGTTTCTTTATAAATATCAATTTATTAAGAAAGTGAATTTGTATAATATGAAATTTCTTGCAAGTAAGAGTCGTAATATTCTGAATTTATAAACTCATTATGTATTTGTTCAAAAATGTCATCCATAACTTTATATTTTTTTTACTTCGTATTTATGTCCAGAATCAGAGTTTGCTTGAAATATTTCACATATTTTTTCAGCATCTTTTTCTTTGTCAAACTCCCAAACTTCATTATCTGAATTTAATAAAATAACAGGAAGTGTTTTACCTGTTTTCGTATTCTCAATGTGTTTAATTATACAATACATATTTTTCTTTTTACAAAGTTAACAATTTAGAAGTATTAAATCAAATTTTATTTGTCTCTGACAATAACATTTGATTTCCTTGGTAAAACATTTTTTACTTTACCTTTTTCAATCACCCTGTTTGATTCACTCACAACATCACCGCTTGTATTATTTGTATTTGTGTTATTATTTGTTTGTTGTCTATTAGAACCCTGAAATTTACTTCTATCAAATAAACCTCCTACTTTTTTTGGTTCTTCTATTATTTGTTGTGGTTCGTCCCATGTGAAAAAAGTCTCCTTTGGTGTTGTTGTTTTGAACGTAACAACATTTGTTCCGTTGATAGTTGTAAAAGGGGCTGTCGTCATTTTAGTAAGTGGTCCTGCGAAAGTTTTACTTTTTGATATTTTTACGTATTCAGCTCGTAATTTTGATTTCATACCCGTATCAGGTCTACTTGTTAATCCTTTTTGGTGTACTCTACGATAGAAACTAATATAATTTGAGGAACCTACTTTCACATCACTTTTATATATTCTACCCATAAAATCAGAATCTGCTGCGCACATCCAAGGTTCAAAACCATTCATATAATGAAAAACATCTCTTTTTATTGCAAAAACACCTTCACTTAAAACTTTTTTAGTTGATGAATCATATTTTTGTCCATCCCTAAATTCTGAATAATGTGGTTTCACACAATCAAATTTATTTAACCCTTTTAGTATTTCATCAATCATATTATCTTTCATTATGTCATCTGACGCAAAGAATAAAATGTTTTGAGAATCCACAATACGAGAAAGTGAATTGAAGACTGTGTAAGGTCCTTTATTTTCCTCAAAGTAATAAATTTTGAACTCTTTTGGGAATTTATTTATCTCAAAAAACCTTTTTGATTCCTCACACCCATCAATTCCAACTAAAATCTCAACATTATAATTCTTAATTGCTTTTGATATTGAGTTAAAACATTCTTTTATAAATTCTACGTTTTGGTACGTGGCAATTATAATTGATAAATCTTTTTCTACATTTGGTTTCTTTTTTGTTTTAACCCAATTTATCACATTTTCATTCCATCCTAAATTGTCAACTGGAATATCTACAATGGAGAATATATTTGGTTTATCATCAAAAAAACTTTCTCTTGATAAACTTATATTATTAAAACCATGTGTATCAACACTATCATTATATATTTCCTCATCAAAATATCTTCTAAATGATTTGTTTGTTTTTTTACAATTTGTAATCACATGATTATAGATAAACCCATCAATACCCTTCTTCAAACTTGAATTTGGTAGGTTTTTTATGTGTTGCGTTCTTAACGACATATTAAGGTTTGTTAATCCATTGTAGTCATAGAGAATAACTCTTTTACTAATGAATGAATAAAAGTAACCTTTTGTTTGATCATACCAATCAAAGTTTTCTGTTACAATCTTATCAAAACTTGTTTTTAATCTTCTTTTAGGTGAATAACAATCTGCCGCATGCAACATAAAACATTCAGACGACGGACTTACATTTCTTCCAATCTCAATCCATTTTTGTACTAATGTTACCTTATCTGTGTTATCTATGTGTAGAATTTTAACACACCCAACTGATTTTAGTTTTTCAATATATTGTAAAAATAATTCAGGAAAAACAGATTGTTCGTGTCTTTCTTCATAAACTATTAATTCCCACTCAAAATCAATATCTATTTGTTCTGATAAACTCTCAAGAGCAATCCATGCAACTTCTTTTCCATTGTATACAGGAAGTGCTACCGTTAATTTGGGGTTTCCGTTAAGATTTAGAATTTGATTTAATTTAACCATAAAAAAAGCTTTGGTATAATAATAAATTGTTACCTTTAATAAATAAATAGACATTAAAACAAAATAGGAACCAACGTTCCTACTTTGTTAGATAATGAACACCTCCCTTCTTCTAGATGGTTTATCCTTGTCAAACAACTACGTTCAACAAGTGTCCTAAATTATCTTTTCATTTCCAATAATATCTCGGTAATGATTCTATTTTTTATTTTAACTTTTTCTTTAGTTTTAATTGCTTCTGTAATATGTCGTTTAACTTTTGTATTAAGTGATTCATAAACAGCATTTTCTGTTGCAAAATTCTCATCAGAAAATTGCGCTTTCAATTGTATTCCATTGATAGTACCACCCCTTAATAATCTTTTTATATCGGCAAGTTTTAATTCTTTTCTAATCATATTAAATGGTAATTTGTCACTACTTACATTTGGAAAATCTTCTCTTGTAAATGGAGTAAAATTATCATCATTAATTACATTTGTGGCAATACATCTATTTAGGTAATATAAATTTTCATAAACATTTTTTGTTTGTCTTGTACCTAAAAACGCACTTGTTAAATAAATTTTGAAGTTCTCTCTAACACGTTCTGGTTTGTCTGCACAAGCCGCAGGAATATTTCTTACCGCCTGTCTTCCTGACTGCATTAAAAATAACTTTAATGTTGAGTTTGTACCAAGAAATTTACCAAAAGTAAATTCACTATATTGAGTTGCAGCATCACCCTCAAGTGGAATTAATCCTGATGAGTTTTCAAGATCAATTGTTTGTCCTGCATAATTAGTCATAGGATAATCATCAGGGTATTTTAGTAAATCACCAGTTAATCCCTCTAACTCTAATAACTCATTGTAATCATCAAAATAGTTAGATCTTGCATCATATTGACTAATTGCGAACTGAATACTTCCTTCACCAGCAATACCTAAAGTTGGATCGACGTTCATGGTTTCTATCTTAACTTTAGGTGAAAAAGTTTCACCGTCATCATTAATAAAACCAAACATACACCTTAACTTATCTTGTCTATTAGACATTGATTCACAAAAAGTTAAAGAATTAAATTTTTGTTTGGTTGCATCTTCTTCGTCGTCATCAGATGATGAACCTCCACTACCTGATTTATTATCAGATGTACCATACTCACTTTTTTTAATTTCATTTTCACTACCCGATCCCTGTGATAATGAACCAAACATATCTGATGAAGAACCACCACCACCTATGATTTTACTAAAATCAACAACTTGTTCATCTAATGAAAATTTGAAACTTGAGTTACCTGGTTTCCAACTTAGTCCTTTATTTGAATACTCTAATTTATTACCTTTTTCTAAATAACCCCAAAGTAAATCATAAAAGAAAATAACAACCAACGTGTTGTCTTCATAAGTTATTTCATTTTTTGTTTTCATAGGTTTTACGGCACCAACACTCAAAAGTTTACCTGAACTATCTCTTTTTGCATTGTATTTTTTAGCATAAGCCCACATATAATTAGATACACCGTCTAATGCCTTATATGGTACTGTATTACCTGTAATTCCAATTAAAATGCCGTCCTCAATGTTTCCATCATTAATATAGTCTTGTAATATTTTCTTTTGTTCGTCAGCAGTTTTTGCGACAGTTGTCACATTTATAAAACTTGATGCAAGTTCTATTTCTTTTTTTGCTTCCTCAACTGAAATTTCTTTTTTACCAAGTTGTTTAAAAAGAGCATTCTCTGTACGTATCCCAAAATAACCATCTTGGGTTGTACCAATCACTTTTTGTAATTTATAAATAACACCTTCTTTGTTTGGGTTAGTTCTTGACGCCCCTTCATCTTTACAACATTTTTTTAATGTACCTGTTGTACATACGGTATATGATGTACATTGTTTTCCTGTTGTAGTTTTTTTAGGAGACGAAGGTGAAGGCGAAGGAGGTCCTGTAACAACACCGTCTGCAGGAGGTCCTGTAACAACACCTGATGGAGGAGGTCCTGTAACAACACCTGATGGAGGAGGTCCTGTAACAACACCTGATGGAGGAGGTCCTGTAATTTGTTCGGTTAAATTATTTATCACTTTGTATTTATTTTTGTGTAATTTTATTATCGGTAGAGATAATCCAAGTTGCACCTACTTTTCCACCTTTCATAGCAACCCAATTTCCATCAGCATTTTGAGATATTGTCCAACCATCTTTAGTCCATAAATCGTACGCATTTTTACCATCAGGAGTTACCATTAATTTCTTTAAGTTATCTAATGTATTATAAGAATTTGATGATGGTGCTGGTGGTGCTGGTGGATTCGGTGGTGCTGGTGGATTCGGTGTTCCTCCACCAGTAACAGGTAAATTTTTCTTAACACCACCTTGCATTACTTCAAAATAAGCTGGTGTTGGTTCACCCCCTTGTGGTTTTTTTGATGGTACAAAATCATAAATTTGTGTAACAACAAGACTATAGGTTTCTGGTGTATAAATAACATTATCACAATTCAAACCTGTACCTGGTAAAATCTGTCTTTCTTCTTCTGTTAAATCCCAATAACCTATAATTTCCGATAAACATTGTGGCATTGTTTCCTCAATGTCATCTATACCTGGTATTCTGTCTACAACATCCCAAATAAAATATCCAACCCTATCAAACATTTCTCTAAAAATTTCCCAATTACTTAAGAACTTAAATGCACCATAAAGAGCTATAACCATTAAAATCCCTTTAACCAAACCTTTTAATTTTGGGTATAAACCAGGAGACAAGTCAGTCATAAACTTATCAAATTTTATTTTAGATACGATTAACCTTTTCCATATTCCCTTTTTAGTTTTACCTTCTTCTGCCAAATCTTTTACTTTATCATTATATTTTCTTAAGATTTCAGATCCATCAATGTCATCACCGAGTTTTATTAAACTATCAATATCCATTTTTGACAAATCAGACATAAGCTCTGCTTGTAGTCCTGGAATTTTACCCCAACCAAAGAAGTTTAACCATCTTTGTAACATATTATAAGCTTTGTTAAATTCTCCGTTCTTTTGTAATTTAGCTAATAAATCTTTACCAGTTTTTTTCTCTAATCTATACCTATTAATGATTTCATCTGATTCGTCAAGTAACTCGTCGGTCTCTTCCAACTCATCTTCATACTGTCTTGGAGATATATACTCTTCATCAGCAAATTCATCGGCAGTATTGTCAATAGCATCATCGGCAGTGTTGTCAATAACATTGTCAACTACATTAGTTGTACCTATTGCATTATCTATATCTGCGGTAGCATCATCTATTGTATTTCTTGCATTTCTTGCCGCATCAATATTACTAATAACATCATCAACCCATGCATTAACATCAGCATCGTTAAGTTTAATTTTTACATCATCAAGTTGCATTATAATAGCGTCCATTATTGGTTCATTAATTATATATTTATCAATTCCCTCTTTTTCTATTTTCTGAATATATCCAAGTACACTTTCTTCACCGACTTCTGCATTTAATAATGCATCGTTAAGACTAACTGGTTTTCTTGACAGAGCACCATTCAAAATTTTCATATTAGCAGTAACGTAATCGTCAACTACTTTTGATAATGATTTCGTAACATCGGCAGAATTTTTTTGTAAAAACTCTAAAAACGTTTTTTTAGCCGCCCCTTGGAAAACGTCATTAATGGTTTTTAACCCTTTTGATGAGAAGTTATCTATGTTTTTTACATTCAATTCATCTAGTAAATCACTTAAAACTTTTCTTTGTTCTTTGGTTAAATCATCAACTGTACCAGATTTTACTAACGCCTTTGCAAAATCCTTAACCCCGTCTCCTATGGTTTCTAATAATAATGGTTTAACACCCATCATAGTTCTAATTCTATTTATTTCAGTGAGTAATTTTTTTGATTCCATATTTTTGTTTTATTTATAAATATATTATTTTCACAAAAAAAATAATTAATCTTATTAATTTGTGTATCTCATATTTTCAGGTAGTTTATCATATTCTTCTTTAGAACAAGGATAACTAATACCAGAAGTTGTTTTACAGAAATAATTAACTATATTTTGTGGTGTAGTAGTAGTATTTGTAGTTACAGCTGTAGTAGTAGTGTTTGTGGTTACGGTATTAGTTTGTGATGTATCCACCTCAACTTTAACTGGAACTTTTTGTTCTTTGTATTTTATATATTCTTCTTGTGTTGTTTCAACCCAATTTTTCTTTGTATCTTGATAATAATACTTATATTTTTTTCTAAATTGTTCATACTCTTGGGAATAAAGCTTGAACGCATTTCTTATTCCACACTCATTTAAGATATACCATTCTGGAATACCTAAATTATTAGACTCTATATCAGCACAAGTTAAAAGGTTATATGTTTTTGGTTCTTTACCCTCAAAGGTAACTGTATATTCAAAATCCTTTTTATTTGTTGTCATCCACAGCAAAAAGTCACAAGCCTCTTCTTTTATTTTGAAATCCGTGTATGCCAGATCTGTACACCCCTTTAATGCTATTTCAAATACGTTAACCCCAGTTAAATCCACTACTTGATTTTGTTCTTTTTTAGCATCATCAAATCTACGTTCTTTTAATGCTAACCCATAGGCAACTGCGGCATCAATTGTTATTATTTTAATTAACGCTGCAATGTTTTTGTTTTCCTGACTTTTTGCTTGATCTAATTCTCCCAATAATATTAAATAATCAACATACTCTCTTTGGAATGAAAGGTTACCTGGATTGGCATCTATCCTTTTTTTAATGTCCTCTCCTATTGCTTGTATATCCTTTTGGGCTTCTGCACTAACCATTTCACTTATTTTTCTGGCATTTTCTTCCGCAGAATCCAAAATACCCCTCAAGTCAGTGCTGTCTTCAACAAATTGACTTCCGCCAATTATACCAGCAATAAAAGCAATATTAATACCCACAAGTTTGTATGTGGATGCATATGATTTAGGTAAATCATCAAAAACTTCTTTTGCTGTTTTTTGTGCAAGCTCGGTTACCGTTCCTTTTTCAACAATTTCTTTTAGAATCTTTTCAAGACCCGCATTAATTTGATCTTGCATTTCTTTAGCACTAAATTTTGAAAGGGATTCTGCTGCTTCCTCTAAATATGTCTCAACAAATTCGGCGGTTTTAGGGTCTAAACCTCTAATCCATGATTTTACATCTCCTGGTGTTTGGAAACTCGGTGTGTTTTTTTGGAAATCCGCCAAAAATTTTTCAATATCACCACGCGTCATTAGTCCAGCTGCTTTCTTGATAAAACCCAATTCATTTAAGATTGGGAAGAAAGCAAATATTAATACCATAGTTGCATCACTGTTTTTCCCTCTTCCCCAAAGATATTTTGCTTCAATCATTGCCATACCAAACTCAGCACCAACCTCAACACCTAAAATAATAAGTCTAGATGCCCACGCACCAACCCTTGCTGCGGTTAAAAAATAACTTGCAACCCCTGCAGTTGCAATACCAACAATGATATTAACCGCAAGAAATACAAACGTACCAAAAGCTGAGTCATACCATTGATCAAATCGTGATTTTGAATATTCATCTTGGTATCCCTCAAGTTGGAACTCTTTGAAACTTTGTGGTAAAATTGGTAGTGCTTTATTGCCACCTTCTTCTTCGGTTTCATAAAAACTAACTTCATCAAAGGGTACCAAGTTTCTGAAATAACCTGTTTCTCCACTACCAAAAGGTGTTATAACCCATCCTCTTGATGGGTCATCAGAATATGCTTCACCTTCACCATTAACATCGTGTAGGTTTCCAATAATTGCTTTTGTTGCGTCATTTAACTGGTATACTAAATAGTAAGTTTTTCCATTCTTTTTTTCTTTAAAATCTGTACAAGTTTCATATGCAGTAAAATTTTTCACAACACCTTGTAAGTTTGCAAACCATTCATCTTTTGGTAGATATACTTTAATTTTTCTTTGTCTTGGTTCACCATCTGGATTATAATCTAAACCAGCAAATGAATTTACGGATTCGGCAAGTATGTAAAAGCCTTTATTATCTTGGAAGATACTATTTTCAAACCCTTTTCCGCCTCTCATTGAATTGTAAGCGTTTGAACTTGAATCAAACAACACTACGTCAAAACATTCCCCCAAGCACATATTATTATTAAAATAACCCTTGTGATCACATTCAAACTGTTGCCTATATAAAATTCCTTCTTTGTCTTTCACTTCGGATTTTGAATCTGAATACTCAACCCTGTTTGGACCAATATTTAATCTACGATCCATAACAAAATCAGGATCTTCCCTTAAAACATTCTCACCACCTCTTTTGTAGTGAATAAGTCTTTTCATGTTTTCCAATATTGGAACTATATTTTTTGTTACATCTTTTTCCATATTATTTTCCTAATAATCTTATTCCTTGTGAAGCAACAAGTTGTGCTTGTTTTCCTATCAAATCAGTTATTTCTTTGTTTTCTTTATTGTCATCAAACCAAAACTTTTCATCTGCCGCATCTGTTGATGAACTATAAACACTATTTGCATTCTGTTCCAAAAAATTAGGATTTTGGGAAGAATAGTTATATTCACCAAACTGTATAGTTGGGGGATATAGAATTTCCTCCAACTGTCCTGAAACACATTTATTAGCAGTTTTTATACCTGTTGCATCATCAACATCCCCTTCAACTATACCTTCCGCACTAAAAAAACTATTAAACTTACTCAACCAAGGTTTGGCAGTCTCATACTTTATACAAACAGCGAAATTTTTTATTTCATTTTTTGAGTTTTTATATTTAAATACAGTAACACCCCCGTCAACAGCACCATATTTATAAAGTCCTGCCCAAGATAACCTTAAACATTCATTATAGGTGAGCATCCTACAATCTTCAGGATATTCATAAGTAACTTTCCTTGTTAAAGCTGGGTTATCTTTACTAAAATCAACATTTTTTATTATTGCAGCTAGTCTGTCACCTTGTGGACGTTTCCAACCGTCCTTATTGTTTTTTTCTTTATAATAATATCTTGTATCTTCAATTACAAGTGGTGTTTTTGTAAATTCAAGCATCCCACCACTATAGTTGCCTTTTTCCATTTTTACATAATCATATGATTTGTCATTCACCTTATTAAATGTCCAATATAAACTTTTTGATGGTTTACACTCCTCATTTTTTTGATTAATATAATATTTATCCCAACCTTCCTCGTTTACTGTTTCTTCACCATTATCACTTATTCTAACACAATAATAAGAAAATAACCTTTTAGCTCTATAATCATTATAAGGTTCATTTGCGTCATGGTATTTTGCTGGTTCTAAAAATGGCACTATTATACCCTCTTGTTCCTTTCTATAATCCATAACGTATGGTACTGTAATTAACTTACCGATTGCTGCTGTTTTATAAGTAATTAATTGACTCATAACATTTGTAGAATCATCCTCACCTAAACTTGGGTAAGTTTTTGTGTAAGGAGCATCAACATAAGAGTTATATACGGCATCTTCCCAACCATCTTCATATCTTCCTTGATCGATAACACCTTGATTATATAGTAAATCCCAATATTTAGGGTTATCCCTACCCAATTTTTTTTGTAACTGTTTAAACTCATCTGATTTTTTATCAATTTTTCTTCTTCCTGAAATGACATCATCATATTCCGCAAATGTTAACTCATTCCATTTATCCCAATATTCAACGTACTGAATCCATCCCTGTTTGTATTTCATCTCCCACAATTTGATATTGTCTTCTCCTAATTTTTTGACTATCTCTTTTACCTCTGGTGATAATTTTTCTACTTTTATCTTTCCGGCAATAATATCATTTTCTCTTTGGGTTAAAGGTTCAGTTTCTTCTAAAATATAATTTTTATTTTCCTGAATAATTTTTTTACTAACAGGAGAATGATTATTATTAAAATTAATATTAGATAATATTTTATTTATTGTTTCATCTAAATTTTTCATAACAAAGTATTCGCTTTTCCTCTTGCAATTTTATTAAGTGATTTCCATGTCACTTTATCGTCAATTTGATTTGCATTACTTCTTACCAAACCTGTTTCCCACTTTGTAACAGTAGGGTAAGTGCCCCCACCACTTGCTCCTGCCGCGGGTGCCGCATCTTGTTCTTTCATTTCACCATCAATGTTTTGGTTACGTGTGTATTTTTCCATCAATGTTATTAAATCATCAAGTTGCATAAAATATTTCTTTATAAATAGTTGTAGGATACAAAAAAAAATGTATCTTTGTAATTATATAAATTATAACACTATGAAAAACCTTTTTGTATTCTTCGCTATCATTTTTTCTTTAACTTCTTGTGTAAAGTATACACAACCTAAACTTTTGTCTTTGAATGGTGAATATCGTATTGATAAAATCACTTATGAAGAAATTGATAATACCGATACAAACGAGTTTATGGTATTTTATCCTGGTGATATGTATATCAACCCAAATGAGAGTTCTCACTTTGACACAATAGCTGTTGGTTTTTACAGATTACACATGGACAATGTTATAATGAGATTTTGTCCAAATCCAATGCCTGACGGTTCTACAGTATGGGGTGAAGAATATTTTTACGAAGTTGTTGGTGAAACAAATTCAAACTTGGGTAACCTTATTGTTAATTTTGATGGAACAAGAAAAGTATTCAATATAATTGAGGATGGGAATGAAACTTTGGTTTTACGTTCAACAGGACAGTGGGCTTCAGGTTCATCAGGTGCTAACGAATCAATCACCCTTTTTCTAACAAGAGTAGGTCCGTAAGTAATTACGGACTTTTTTATATTATTTCAGCTTTGGGTAATTTTTTTGGGTTTACAATGTAATATTCATTTAGAAACGATAAGAGTTGTTCTTCATCAATTGATTGGAAATCTTCATCGTCCTCCTCCTCAATATCGTCTTCATCAATAAAAAAGTTAAAGGACTCTTCAATTAAGTCATAACCAAATTCTTTTGCTTCTTGAAGATTTATTGTATCATTTCTAATCTCATCTTCTGAATCACTTGTTAATCTAAAAGAAACCTCAACTTGTTTTGTTCCTTCATATAGATAATAAAAAGTAATTTCTTGTATTTCCATTTTTAATTGTATTTCCTAAATCTTCTAAACATATCTAACGACTCGTTTAGTTTCTCCATAAAGTCAGGTAATTCCTCATCATCTACCTCATCACGAAAACTATCACCTTCTACTTCATAATTCATAGGGCCTGCCATATCTTCATCAAAATCCCTATCAATATCATATTCATAATCTTCTTCTAATTCATCAAAACTAATCATAATACCCATCATATCATCATCCCCACATTCACCACAACCATCAGTTTCTTTTCCAAGAGAAATGTATTCAGAGTCATTGTCAAAATCAACAGTTCCGTTTTTTAAGTCATTTGGACCATCACCAATTCTATCTCTTCTATCAATATCTTCGTTAATACCCATATTAGTATAAGGTTTTACAACACCTTTATTTGAAACTGTAATACCTTCCTTATCGTTTGCAAAATCCTGAACATATAATGGTTGTTGATTTGAGCCTTGAGCATATTCTGTAACATAACCATCATAGACAGTTTTATGTTTATCTAATATATCATTTTTTTCTGCCTGTGACATTTTGAAAAAATACTGTGCCATAACTTTTTGTTTTTATTTATTTTTAATTTCATTAAGCATTGCCCTTTTGGTTGTAAAGAACATTACGTTTTCGTTTATTTCTTCTGATTCTTCATCATCAACCTCAATAACTTTTCTCCACATATCAACACCTTCAATAAGGGCTAATTTACTTCCACTCTTCCAATTAACGTAATATTGTTTTTCACCAAAAACCTCACTTACGTTCTTTACAATACCAGGAGTTCCCGCTTTTACAGGAGAATACGGATCATCCATTTTTATACAAACTACCTTATCTCCCTTCTCAAGTGGAGCGTTCGGAATATATTTTACTCTTTTTGCCATACAAATATAAATATATCGTAATATTTATTTGTTATGAAGATTATTCTAACTGAAAGACAATATAAGAATTTGATTTATGAAAATATATCAAAAGAAAGTACAAATAAATTAAAATCCTTAATGGACTTCTTTAAAGGAGTATCAAAAGACACAAAAGAACAAGTTGGTTTTGATTTAAGTTTTTTAGTTACTTGGGGAGCAAGTATTGCAGGATTTGTAAAACCTGTTTCTGATTTTATTGCGGGAGAATATCCTGAATTGTCATCAACTGATTTGGCTTTGATTACAACAGGTGCCATTCTTACTTACTTCACCTCAAATAAAGAAAAGTTAGGTAGAGTTTTAGAAAAGATAAAAGAAAAATTATTAATTGCAGAATTTGATCACTTTCTAATGAAATGTGAGGACTTAAAAAATGCGTTTTTTGGTTTTATTGAAAGTTTGGCAATCCCGTTTACAAAAGTTTCAAATATGCTTGCATATACTTTTATTATTCCAATAATTCCTCAATTATATGAATTAGCACAAGGTTATGGTGACGCAGAAATAAGTGAGATTGTGAAAAGAATTGTAATGTTCCTCTCCGTAAGTTTTTCCGCAAATATTATTAAAAGATTGATGCATTCAATAGTAAAAAGATTCAAATCTTAAAAATTACTTTCAGGATCAAAGAAAACAGAAAGTTGTAGTTCGTTTATTGTATCCAAACTATAATCTAAAGAATCCAAAGTAACACCACGACAATCGTTACCTTTTCTTATTTTAAGTGTTGACGCTTCTAAACCAAAATTACAAGCTCCGTAAATTCTACTTTTCATATCTTCTATTTCTCTTGTGAGAACAGCAGTTTTAAAACCTGCGTCATAAACATCAATACCTGTTATTTTAACAGAAAAAACAAGTTCACTAACTTCCCCACCACCCTGACTGTATGTTGAGTAATCATATAATTTTACCTCAACGTTTTTACCATATTCAGATAACAATCCAGTTCTTATTAGTATTGCCTTTCTAATTGTTTCAACACCTCTTTGTTGTTCTTGATTTAAAGCCATAATATTAATTATTTAGTATTTTACTTATTACTTCTTTTACTTGTTCATCGTTTAGGTTATGAACATCTTTATGTGTCTGAAACCATCTTTTAACAATAACATCAAATGGTGTTTTTGTTATTTTTGCTAACCTCTTAAACCCAAATCTTTGTGCATCCAATTCGTGTTCTTGTGTATAATATTTAAACGGATCTGTTTCTTCTGGTACATCTAAATTAAACGTCCCTTTTCGTTTTTGTTGTGTATGTCTAAATTCGTGGGCAATAACCTCATTTAATTCACCAACTAAATCATATAAGGATGTCCTCTTATTTTTGGGGTTATATTCAATTATGATTTGAATTATTTCATCATCCCTAAAATAATTAGCATCTACCTTAAAGGTTTCAATTGTATCATTTATTTCAACTACCAATTCTACCGCTAAATCTATACCAATACCTGGAAAGTCGTAGATTTCTCTATTATCATCAATGTAGTTTGGCAAATAAAACTCACCCTCCTCTTCATTTTTGAATACGTTGATAATATCTCTGACTATAGTTCTGGTAACCACGCCATGTCTTCCATCTTCAGATAATAGGAATTTTGATTTCATATAAATAAATATTGTGGTTGATTGTAATTGGAAATATAATTATACTTTCCCATATGGAACTATTAAACACACATCCGATTAAAAAATCCGACTTGGGGTTCCACGGAAATCTATTTGGTGGAAAATTACTTGCTTGGATTGACGCTTCTGCCGCAGGTTACGCTATGCAACTTTGTGATTCACCAAGAATGGTTACTGTGTCAATTGATAAATGTAATTTTGAGAAACCTGCAAGAGAAAGTCAATTATTAAAAATTTACGCTAAACCAAAAGAAATAGGAAATACTTCTATTACTTTATATATGGAGGCAAGATCACATAACGTTTATACAGGAAGACAAGTTTTAATATTGAAAACTAATATTAAATTTGTTCACATAGATGAAGAGGGAAATCCAATACCTATTGGTGAGAAAGGAAAAAACAGAATAAATAAATTAATATTACAAGAAGAAATATGAGAAGATTTGACTTTGACAACATTACATTAATTCCAAAATACAGTTATACTCAAAGTAGGAGTTTTTGTTCAACAAGTGTGGAGTTTGGTGATAAAATTTTTAAATCCCCAATTATACCCGCAAATATGGAAAGTATAATTGATCAAAAACTTGCAGTTGAGTTAGCAGAAAAAGGATACTTCTATATCTTACACAGATTTGGTGTGGATAATTATAGATTTGTAAAATCAATGAAAGATTTTAATCTTATTTCATCCATATCCGTTGGGGTTAATCAAGAATCACATACTCTTATAGAAAGATTAGTTTCTGATAATTTAATTCCTGATTTTATCACAGTTGATATTGCACACGGACACTCAACCAAAATGAAAGAAATGGTTCACTTTATTAAAGAGATGATGCCCAACGTATTTCTAATTGGTGGTAATGTTTGTACACCTGAAGCCGTAACAGATTTAGAAGAATGGGGGTGTGATGCTGTTAAATGTGGAATCGGTGGTGGTTCTGTATGTACAACCTACCACTCTACTGGTTTTGGAAATCGTGGTTGGCAAGCGAGTATGATTGAGGAATGTTCTAAAGTTGCCAAAAAACCAATAATTGCTGACGGTTCAATTAAACTAAATTGTGATATAGTTAAAAGTTTAGCTTTGGGTGCATCAATGATTATGATTGGTGGAATGTTGGCGGGTTATAATGAATCACCTGGTAAATTAACTCAAAAGGGTAATGATTGGTATAAAACATTTTGGGGTTCAGCATCTGTAGAACAAAAAGGAAACTCAAGAAGGGTTGAGGGGATTAAAACTCTTATTCCTTACAAAAGTGAGTCAATTTTCACAAAACTTAAAGAAATTGAGGAATCACTTCAAAGTGCGATTTCATATGCTGGTGCAAACCCTGCAACATTAGAATGTCTTAAGTTTGTGGATTACGCGATTGTAAATTAATATTCTTTAATCTTAACAACCAAATCTCCATTACCTTTTAGTACTCTATGGTATTCTCCTTTTGGGATTGTAATAACATCACCTTCCTTTAATGTTACTGGAAGGTGATTATCCATTTGGAATTTCCACCCGCTTGATTTTAGAACTTTAACTTTTCTATCTCTTTCGTCAAAGTGCCATTTAAGTTCGTGATTGTCTACATTCTCGTTAAAAACTCTTGTTTTTATTCCATTTTTAACTCTCTCATTGAATGGTAGGCGACTCTCGTCTATCTTTCTATTCAGATATCCTTTCTCCCATTTCAAATTGTCCTCATAACTATCAATTGTTGATGTACTTCCGCCATAGTAAGTTGCGGTTCTTAAAAAAGGAAAAGTATTTTTTATTAGTTTTGTTACTTCTCTTGATTTATAGTGAACTCTATCTGAATCATCTTGAGTATATGGTTTTTTGAATAGACCTGTTAATTTTATTGTGAAATCTCCATACCTATCTTTTCCTAACAAAACCCTATACCCCGCAAAATTTGGCATATTCTTAAACTTAATTGATTTTACAAATTTGTTTAATAGGTTTTCAACCATTACATAATACTCTTCAGTATCTTCGTAATCGTATTTTCCTTTTGGTTTTTCTTCGTCATCCTCCTCCGTAATTGTCTCTTCCTCGTCACCCAATTCTTCATCTTCTTTTTCTTGTGGAACATCTTTTTGTGGAAGTGGTGGATTAAGTAAAAACTTATCGTTTAACCATCTTCGTAATTCATTCTCAACAAAAAATTCAGGAACCTCCTCATCGTCTGGTTTTTCTGAAGCTAATAGCGCTATATGTCTTGCAAATTTTATTTTTTCTTTTTGATCCAACATTGTCATTAAACCATCAGATATAAAAAATACTTTTGATAATGGATCCGCAATATTTAATTCACCCTCAACCATATTGAACACCCTCATTATAACTTTACCCCACCAAGTCTTATAACCTGTTGTGTCTTCAAGTGTTGGTTTGAATACTTTATTAAACGCTCGTATTACAGAACTAGTAAATCCTGCAAGTGCTAATTGGGGCAAAAACCAAGGAAGTAAACGAAGTGTTGCTTTATAACCACCTTCACCGACATCTCTCATTATTTTTCTTGTCTTCGCACTTTCAACAAGAGCCCTTAATTGTCCAAATGTTATTTTACCTTGAGCTTTGCAAAACTTTTCAGCATCACATATATTTTTAATAGCTCTTCCTGAAGGTTCAACTTCTTCTTGTAATTCATCACTTACTCTATAATCCAATTCGTATGAAGGTCTTTCATTAATTTTTAACTTTACCTTAAAATCTTCATCTTGATTCATAAAGTTGAAAAAATTTTCATACTTTAATCCTAATATTTTTTCACCTAACTCATACATTATCTTAACCAACATACTTTCTCGTATTGTTATATCTGGATCAACATCAATGAAAAAAGTAACAATTGTTTGTGGGTCAGTTAATTTCTCAACTGGTATATTATTAAATGAAGTTTTCTTTGGTTTTATTTTAATACCATATAATCTTAATTTTAATTTGATAGTCGCATAAAGTTCCTTACGTAATCTTGGTTCAATAACTTTATCTAAAAAGTTGTTGAATAGTTTTACATATCTTGGATTTATAAATTTCTGATAAGGTGTCATATTTTATTACCAACTTCTTGATGATTTAAGTCCCAATTTTTTTCTATACCTTGAAACGTTACACGCCCAATATCCTGCCTTCGTTCTATCTTTTTTCTGATCACATTTATGACGAGCTCTAAATGATTTTGCACGTGCTTTATTTGCGTTTCTCACACGTAGATTTGGATCACCAAAAGTTACTTTTTTTACTCCACCACCAGGGGTTTTAACATATACCGCAAATTTCTTCGGTCCACCAGGAGTTCTAAACGGACTATTAAGTTTAACATTTTTACCGTGGTGTTTAATTTCTGTAAGTGTTTCCTCAATTTCAAATGGGGCATCCAACCAAACAGTTTTACCGTTATCTAATGTAACTGACAAACCTAAGTCAGATTCTACTAACCATACATCTTCATCCTCAAGTTCAATTGAACCTTCATAATAAAGTTCTCTTACTTCATTGATTAAATTAAAGAATGAGTCGGAATAAATCCTGAACATATTTTCAGACAAACTTATTGAGTTGTCAAGATGAAATTTTAATTCATCTGACACATTTACATTTTCAGTTAAAACCATTTTAGGTTTAAATTCTTCTTTTATCACCTTCTTAATAATATTTTCTAACATTGTGATATATTTGGATATTTATTACTATAAATACATCGTAACTAAATTAAATAATACATATTTATAATAAAATCATTATATGAAAAGAGTAAGATTAACAGAGGGTGATTTGATTAGGTTAATTAAAAAGGTTATATCTGAACAAAATGTAGCAACACCAACTGAAAATAAAGAAAGTAAAAAGAAACAACCGCCAAAACCAAGATGCATTCCTGAAAATATGATTCCATTGGATGAAATAGTAGGACAAGCTGATGAATTTGTTAAATATTCACCAGGTGTTAGTAAAAGAAGAATGGGGGTTAATTCTATGGTAGATACATTAGGTATTCTTAATAATATCAGATTATTTAAGGATGTTAAAGACGGAGGAACTCATTTAGCGTATGATATGATGAATAATCTTAATCGTTTCAGAAATAAAAACTATTACGATGAAACTACAGGTGAATGTCATAAAGCAATGGATAAAATAACAGAATTATACAAAGAAAACGAGCACGGTACAGAACTTGTTAAAGACATTGAGAGAGTTCTTAACCTTCAAACTAAAGATGATGAATACACACCATCTCCAAGAGCAAAAGAATACTTAAAACAGTGTGTCAACCTTGTAAAAGGGCAATAATTTTATTTAGGACCGTTGTCGTTAAGGCAACACCAAAAGGGACAATTCGCTACTGTCCCTTTTTTTATTTATAAAAATATTTATTAACAAATAAATTTATAAATCAAAAGTAAAATGGCAAAATCTAAATCATCAGGAACATCCCTAAAACAAAGTTTCGGGAAAAAAAGAACTGGAAAACTAAAAAGAAAGTTCGGTCCAAAAGAACAAAAACCAAAGGCTTACAGAGGACAAGGTAGATAAAATAGTAACATTACAAAAAAAGTAAATATTTATTGTTATAAAAACAATTAATTATGAGAAACTTTTTTAAACAATTATTTTGTGATAGTAACACTATCAATGAAAAATCCGTTGTTGGATTTATCGCATTTGTTATGATGTGTTTATTTGCTACAGCAGATATTATTACAGGATTTATGGGGATGCCATTGGTAATTAATGAATTTATCTTTAATTCATTTCTTATATTGGTTTTAGGTTCTTTCGCAATTGGTTCTGTTGATAAGTTCATCAATAAGAAACACAGTTCTGAAGGAGAAGAAACCCCTGTAGAGTAATTTATTGATTTTTTTAGTTAGCCCCACTCACAAGGTGGGGTTTTTTTATTATATTTGTATTCTATGAAAACAAAGAAACTAACCAAAGAAGTAGTTCATAAGAAATATGAACGTGTTTTTACCTACCCTGATTGCACTGTTGTGTGGAAATATGACACAAGTAAGACAAATTCAGGCCCTTTTGAGGTAGAAGTGAAATACCCAAAGAAAAAGGGTTAATTTGTGTATTTATTTATATGAAAATATTACCCATTTTAAGTGAAATAATAGACAAAAAAGTCCTTATTTCTGCCCTAAAATCAATGGATTATAGTGAAAAAGACGCTAAAAATGAACTAAAATACCATTTAGAAAGGGTAAAAAACCTTCCAGAAACACTAACAGGATACCGAATTTTGGTTGTAAATGACAAAAAAGACATCAATTTAGATGAAATTGGCTCACATTTTAGTGAAAATAAGGTAGAATTATTGTCAAATCACTCATTTTGTACTGGTTGTGGGGAAAAATACTTCCTAATTACGGCAAAAATACCAAAAAAAGAGGTAGATTTACAAGAAATGATTAAAAATAACATACTTTACCCAAATGAACTTGAGATTACAGTAAAAAATAAGGGAAAAAACGTAAAAATCGTCAAAATTCAGGAAATTAATACTGAAAATGACGATTTTTAGTCAAAAAATGCAAATTATTTTCTTTTTTTCATAAATTCATTAATCATTTTCATCTGATCGTTTAAATTCTTTGAAAAATCAGTCAAATTTGGTGTTTTCATGGTGTTTTGGTTCATTTGTGTTAGATTTTTAGCCATTTTGAAGAAGTTTCTTCCAAATTTTATCCACCAAACAACTGCACCTATTACAATTGTAGCCAAAAACACTGTAAGAATGATTAAAACAATAGTTAATAACATAATTTTATAATTTTATACCTAATATTACGTGTTTTTTAGGTATTTGTCAAATATTTTATCTTACAAGTGTTAAATGTCCGTGTTTAACCACTCTTTTATCGTTTTCAAGCACACCAAACTCAACAACCCAAGTATAAACACCTTCTTGACAAGGTTTTCCGTTGTATGAACCATCCCAACCAGTAGATGCATCCTTTGATACCCATACTATTTCTCCCCAACGGTTTAAAACAGTCATTTCAAAGTCGTAAGGGTCGTATCCTTGTGTAAATATTGGTTGCCACACTTGATTTACCTCATCACCATCAGGTGTAAACGTATTTGGAATGAAAATTAACTCTTGTGGACAGAATTGGATAGATACATTGTAGGTTTCAGGATAAGAAACACACCCATTTTCAGTTGTAATAACACTAAATGTGTAAAACCCCTCTTGTTCCCATGTTAAATTGACATTTTGCGACTCAATTGTGTCCCCAAACACGTACCAAGTGTTCAATCCACCTGTTCCTAAAGTATTATATGTGTTTGTAAGATTTTCTCCTTCACATACTTCACTATATTGGTATTCTGTCGCACCTAAATTATTAATTACGTTGTCAATAACAGGACGTGGATAGACAATTACCGTAGTATTCACATCAAAAGTACAATTTGATTGTGTATAAGAGTAATTTATTGGGTTATTTCCCGTTACAGTTGAGTCAGGACAGAACTGATTACCAATAACATTAGGACCAAAGAACACACCACCCAAAGGATTACCAATTAATGTTACACAACTACCATATTCACACATAGGAAGTATGGTATCTATTGTCGGTTGCAAGTTAAACACAAGAATTTCAAAGGTTTCTGGTAAACTTTCACATCCATTTACATCAACACCTATTACTTCTAACATATTTGAGTACAAACCACCAGTAACACCATTAACATTTAAGTTAATATTGTCAGTTCCTTGTCCTTGATTAATGGAACCATTGGTTGTTGTCCAATTGTATGTTAGGTTTGTAAAGGTACTTGACACATTGTAAGGGTTAAATTGTGAATTAAAACAAACTGTGTCGGAACCTGTAATAGAATTGATGGTAATTTGTGGTGGATTATTAATTGTTATAGTAGAACTATACGTACATCCTGCCGCATCTACCATATTATAAGGGTATATACCTGCACATAGGTTAGAAACATTAAATGAATTACCTAAAGCACCCCAAGATATGTTAATTGTTCCATTTCCACCATTAGGTGTTACCACAACAGAGCCATCACAATCATTATAACAAGTGGGATCTACAGTTACAACGGTTGGTGTTGGTAAATTTGGTGGACCTGGTTGTACAAATACCGTATCAGGGATTGCACCTGGTGCCCCATTACAAGTAGCCCACCCCGCATTACAAGAAGGGTATGTTAATTGACACGTATAGTTAGCGCCTGCGGTAGGAGGAGTTACATTTATTGAAGGTCCAGTCCCGATTGGAATGGGATTTCCTACTTGATACCAAGTAAGTGTAGGAACTACGGGAGGTCCACTTGGATTATATCTTACTGCGTCGTTATTTGCTGTCCATTGTGTTGAGTTTCTACCTACAACTGTTACAGCAGCTGTACCTGCTAAATTGTGTAGTCCCTGAACCGCAGTACCACCTGCCCATGCAGGACAATTTGGTTTTGATTGTATGTAATTTTCAATAACATTTGATGATTCATAAATAACAATATGAAATGTTCCCTGTAAATTTGTACAAGAAAACATAGGAACCCCAATCCAACTAACAATAAGTTTTCTACAAGGGGCTGTTCCTTGTACCTGATACCTTATTTGTCCGCCAACACCAGGGTGCCAATCTTGCCAAGGGCCCATAATACAATTCTTTGGTGTATTAATATTGTTTGTTGGTATTGTTACGGATGTGAAGGTTGTTGGTTGTGCTGTACTAAATGAAATCCACCCGTTGGAACCAACCCAAAATTGTGAATATGTCTGCCCATAAAAACAAAAGTTAAATCCAATATTAAATGGACCTTGTTGTGAGTCATCAGACATAAACAATTGTGTTCCCGTATTGTTTTGAGCAACATATGGAATGTTCTGAACTGTATAATTTGTAGTTTGATTTGGGTTATTTCCTCCCCCACATTGACTTAAGTCAGCTGTTAATGTTGTAGAGTTTACACCACAGGGTAAAAATTGATCTGGACCCAAAAAAGGACACAATTGTGAATAAACAAAACTGTGTAAAAATGCGAATACTATTATTAATCTTTTCATACTTATAAATACTAATTTTTTATATAATGGTTGTCTTAATTTATTTTCTAATGAACATATATTGGTTATTATTTATCAAATGAAACATAAGAAGTTTTTACAAAAGTTTTTAAACACTCAAATGAAAAAAAGAATTGAGAGTATATTCGGTAAAGGTAGTAATATTTTTGTAAATAATCTTTCATTTGTGAGGAGTAAAAATTCTTATTTGATAAATGTTACTTTATATTTGAGTGAGTTAGAAAACTTTGATGAGGTTTACCCAACTGGTTTAACTATGGTTATTGAACAAGCTTGGGGTGTTGTTGGTGACAGTAGTAAGAATGTTATTGTTCAGACATCTGTTGACTTAGTTCAATAATTAATTCTTCCTCAATTAATGGTATTATTCTTTTATTATATGGTGCTTTGAGAAAATAATTCTCACCATCGTTTCTAAAAAAACACCAACCACTCAAATGAGGTTTAAGATTCTCATAAGTTTTTTTGTCTTTAAACTTAAATGTCGTTAATCCCACCACCATTGCATCCTTTCTTTTAATATATTAAACAATAAATTTTTTGCCTTTTCTTGGTTATGTAATGATACATAAAAACATAAATCTTTTTTACTTATTTTCCCTTTTCGTTTCAATACACAACGTACACTTGATGGGTATTTTTTTAAGTATTCATCGTACCTTTCAGAAATAACTTTAATGTTGCAACTTTTTAAATCGGGGAATCCCTCAACAGGTTCAAATACCCACTCCGATTCTTCATAATCAAGATATTCTGTATTGTAATACTCCTGTTTAACTCTTTCAATTAAATTCAAAACAATTGTCATATCACGATTTTCTCTTTCAACACCATTATATCTGTTTGAGTAGGTAATTTCTTTTCTTTGGTGTTCTATCTTTTTTTGAAGAATAGTAAAAATATAATTACTATCCCAATCCCTATCGTGATATAAAGTGGGTATCCATCTTATTATGTTTTTGATTCCTGTAAGAAAATACCTTATTCTCCAATTAAGTTTTCTCCATAATGGGTTTCTACTCCAAGCGGAATCTTCAGGTATTGGTAGTTTTTTGTAATTTTTCATCTTCTTTATCTTTCCACTCCAAATATACGGAAAAAATCATTAAGAAGTTAATAAGAACACATAAAAAAATTTCTAAAAGATAATGCCAATCAACTTGTGTTAAACTTACGTGTGTTCCAAACCACATAAATGAACCGTATTTGTTCATTAACTGAACAATTAAGTATCTAAAAAATTTAGGCATTTTTTATAAGGTTTGCGACTTTACTTTTGTTAAGTAATCCTGTGCTAGATCTATCTTGTATCGCAAGTTCAATAAGTTGTTTGTCCGACATTCCTTTTTTAACACCCTTTTCTAAACTATTTGCAAATTTCTTAAAAAACCCAGGTCCATTCCAAGTTGCATATGACATATGTAAAAGTAATCCACGATTTCCTTTAATTCTCCTTTCAGTTTCAGCATCCACAAAATTGTCCATATTTCTATCAAAAGCATTTTTCATTATTTTTGCCGCTAATGTTTTTAATTCTTCTTCATGTTCACCACCCCTGTAAAGCCATTTCCATTTTTTACAGAACTTATCCATTCCTAAATCTTCTTTTTGTTGATCTATGATTTCAAAAAATTCTTTACCGTCTTCCGTTCTTTCTATTGCCCCGTTGTATCTGTCAAGTCCGAACATTGTTTCGGTTGACCTACCCATACCAGAACTTGGGTGTTTACATTTAGGGTTCCAATACCCACCTTCTAATTTGTCAATCACCTTTTTTGTTATAGACATCCAATCAGAATCAACATAAGACTTACCCTTGGATGTTTTTGTTTCTTTTGATTTTTCACCTTTGAACTTATCTACGATATCAGACACTTTATTTTTTACATCGGCACCAGCATTACTGATTTTTGTTAAAACATTTTTAGGTGTAATATCATCTGTGTTTGGTAAATCTACAACTTTACCCACAACATTTTTTATTAAATCAATTAACTCATTTTCTGTTAAAAATACTTTTCCCATAATTATAAATATGCAATTAATTTTGTTTTATGTTTTACAAAATGATTTTTTAGTAATAAACTTATAAAAAAATATTATTATGAGTAAAGTTAATACGAGCAGTACTGTGACTGTAAATTACACAGGTAGATTAGAAGATGGTACTATTTTTGATTCATCACTAAATGAAGGTAGAGAACCATTAAAGGCAACTTTAGGACAAGGTTCATTAATCCCTGGATTTGAGGCTGGGTTAATTGATATGGAAGTAGGACAAAAGAAAACTATTGAAATTAATCATCAGGATGCTTACGGTGAATACCGAGAAGAGATGTTGGCTGAAGTAACCAAAGATAAGGTTCCTGAAGACATTCAAGTAGGAGCAATGTTACAAACATTGGGTCAGAACGGACCTATGATTGTTAAAGTTGTTGATATCAAAGAAAATCACGTAGTTATTGATGCTAATCATCCATTAGCAGGGAAAGATTTAATTTTTGATTTAGAATTGTTAGAGGTTAACTAAAAAATAAAAGGGAGTTTGTGACTCCCTTTTTTATTAATCATATTTTGGTTTATTTTTTTGAATTCTTGAACCAAACCTTTCATGTGTTGTTCTTAATTCTTCAATATAATCTTCCAAATACTTTCGTAAACCATTTATAAAATTCGTTATATTTTTTTTTGCGTCTTTATCATTAAATGTTTCCTCTTTATAATGTAAAACTGTTCTCATTTTTTCAGTAAATGATTCTAGTTTTCTCATTAATATTTTACCTTTTAATATCAGTTCTTTTTCTGTGAAATCACGAAATAACCTTTTCATTGTTTGGTTCATATTTCCTATCACATCAAAAACTTCTTCTGAATAATCCTCAATATCATTGATACTTACATCATCATCTTTAAGTGCTACTTTCAACGCCCCTAACGTTGACATTAAATCGTTCAATAGATTAAGAAATTGTCCCATAGATTTTCCAGCGTGTTGAGACATAACAAAAAAGTCGTCATATCCTGCGGCTATTTCTGTGAGATTTCTCATCAGGTTTGAGAACTGTTCTTCAGTTATTTGATATTTCTTTCCCATTACTTACTTTTTAATTCTTTTATCATTTTACTTATAATATCAGAATTCTTATTTATAAGTTTTAATTTCTTTTTGAGATTTTTTTTATTTCGGGGTTTAGTTTCTGATTTTTTCATACATATAAATATCAGTAAACTACAGAAATTAAATTTTAATTTGGGTAATTATCACAATTGTATGAGTCGTAATAATCTTTAACCATGTCTTTTATTAATGAATCTAACTCATTACGTACCATTTCATTAAATTCAAGTTCTACTTCTTCAGGTACATTTCCTAAATCATCAGAAAAATGATCATAAAAAATAAATTCACTAACCGAATCTTTTACTGTCTCGTAATATCTTTGGAACCCCTTAACTTCAAATCTTCTTTTGTACCAACATGGTTCCTGATCCCTCATCTCCCTTTTTACTAAAGGTTCGTAGAGTTCCCATCTTCGTTTAAGAAATTTATATTGTGATTCTGTGATAATTATTTTCATTATTGATAAATATCACTTTTTTTAAATTTCTGTCACATCCTCAATCTCACCATCCGAATAATCTGTATCACGTTCTTGAGTATCATATAATTCACCATAGAAATCAACACTACCATTAGTTTGTAAATCATATATATAAGAATAATCATTTGATATATCGTAATATGAATCAACTCTACTTTCCCAATACTCGTGGACAGTTTTTCTTGAGACTTCTTTATAATCAATTGAGTAGTTTTTTAACTGTGGACGATTTATTGTTTCACTATCCTCGTCATTATGTGTATAAAGATAAAATAAATATTCAACGTCATACCTAGTCCAAGAACTCATAATTGGTTTGAATAATTGATTTGCCATTCTTTTGTTGCTCATATTTAAGGTATAATCAAAACTTGTTATGTCCCCATAATCAAACTCCCTACCTTTAAGAGTTTTTCTCACGTATTTCAAATACTGTGATAATTTGTTGTCTGGTATTTTTTCAAAAAAACTTGCCATATGTTAAAAATATAAATTGTAAGACAAACTATTTTATGCAGTTTGTCCACCTGTTTCTGCGGCACCTGTTGTTGTTTGTGGTTGTTGATTAGTGTTTTGTAATGTTGGGGCTTGTAGTTGTGCCGATGCCAATTGTGTGTTGTACGCTTTTACGTTTGCCAAAGTTTGTCTGTAACCATTTATTAAAGTTTCCAGTTGTTCAGCTTCTGTTTTGAACTGTCCTGTCTTTTCTGTTTGTGTGATTTGTAAAATTTTTGCCAAATCTGCATCCAAATCATCCATAGTTTTTTGAATTAAATTAGTCCTTGTTTTTGTTCTAGTTAAAGCTGCTGCCAATTTAGGACTATTGATAACCCTTTGTCCTTTATTAGGTGAAACCGCTCTCCCAACATTTTGTGCAATAGTTTTAATTCTACTACCTAACCCAGTTGCTGCAGCCGCAACACCTGAACCCAATTGTTCATTTATTAATTCACTGTTTGATGAGTGCATCTCAAGAATTCTATTTTTTTCTTCACTTGATAGGTTGTTAAATAAATGTTTCATAATTATTTTTATATATAAATATTAATCTTTAATGAAATTACCTGTTTTCCCCCAAAAATTCCCTTAAAACCTTTTCATATTTTTCTGACAGGTAGTCCTGAAACTTATATAAGTCAGCAATATCTATTTCTTCGTATACGTTTACATCATAAATGGATGAGAAATATTCATCTAAAGCTTCATTAAATACATTGACTTCAAATTCCCTGTAATTTCTTTTTGAGAAAGCAATCCAATATTCCATACTTTTAAAAAGAATGTTTTCAAAAACACCCTCAAGAAAACGTCTCTTAAAAAAAATTGGTATTTTATGTTTACTCATATAATGATAAATACATTATAAAATAAAAAACCCCACTGATGAGGTGGGGTTTAAAAACGTCTTTTAATGTTTCTTTAACATACTTGATAATGGAATTTTAACACCAAAATCAAATGTTGAGTGTGGCATAGAAAAAGAAGGCACTGAATGCTCGTCGTGTCCACCTTCACCACCATGTCCACCAAATGGTGAAAACCCTAAATTCAGTTTTAATTTCTCTCCACCAATATCAAATCCCATATGTCCAGTTTTTGGATCAAAATGTGAATGTATCATGTGTGAAACATCATTCAAAAAATTATGTTCTGTATGAGAATCATCAATATGTAATCTCTCTTTTAAATCCTCGTCATTACTAATTTTATCCCACAAAAAAGATGATATTTCTTTTGTTGCTTCAGGTGTTAATTCAGGTGGTTCATCACCAATAGAACCTTCCAATAAAGGTTTAACATTACCCATTGTGGATTCCAATAGTTGATTAAATCTTTTTACATTCATAGTTTTTTATTTATAAATATATCATAAATAAAAAATCATTCTTTTGTATATAAATCATCAAATGAATCGGGGTTTATAAATTCCGATTCCAAATGTTCAATAACATCCCTCATTACTTTCGCCTGAAGTTCTGGAGTTTTTTCTGAACGAATTGACATTGCAACGGCACCCACAAGAATGGAACGAATATCTTCCATATATAAACCTTCATCTGCCATTATATCAAAAAAGAATCTTCCGTCTTTAACTTCCACGGAAACACCAACAAAAAATTTATCATCCATAAATTAATTATAGGAAAATAAATTTAATTTAACAATCCTCCTCAAACAAATCGTAGTATGCTCTAATCTTATCATAGAATAATGACATGATATTATCTCTAAACTCAATTGTTTCTTCAGGGTGAGAAACAGACATTTTTTCAGAATGTATAACCTCCTCAAGTGCCATATTCAAAACAATTCTTTGGTATTGCTCAAACCTACTATACTCACACGGATCATTAACATAAAGTGCTCTATCAATTGCAGAATCAATTAATTCCATTCTTCTGATAAAACTATGTTGAGATTCGGTTATGATAATTTTCATATAAGATAAATATATGACAAAATAAAAATCCCCACTTGATGAGGTGGGGATTAAATTATATAAATTATACAAGATTATCAGGAATGGTTGACGAATCAACTTTTGCAAAATCAGTTTTACAAGGATAAATACCATCCAATACTTTTTTCAAACCATCACACTTGTATGTAATATCAAAAGTTTTTTTATTAAAATTAGAATATTCATTTTCAACATTTAATCTCACACTAAATGTATCATCACCACAATTCATTTGGAACAACTCAACATTCCCATTTCCAAAAACATTAGGTTCTAACTTTACTCCAATATAATGAGCGTTAGGCCCTCTCCCTGCTAAGTCGTCAGTTAACACTCCATTTATTGGTTTAGTTTCCAGTGTGTTTAAAAATTCTTTGTCATCCTCACTCATAGGTTGTTTTTTTAACTCTTCAAACGAGTAAGTGTCTGAATAATACTCTGGATTTGGATCAGCCTCTGTTCTCATTTGAATTACTTTGACGGGAGTAAACTTTACAGTTTTTCCATAAAGTGCACTATAATCGGGTTCTGTTGATCCTTCATTTAAGTATTGTTTTTTTGTTGCAGTTCGGTGCATTTCCAATATACGGGATTTTTCGTTTTCCGTTATTATAATTCTATTTTTCATATTTAATTTTATTTATAAATATCATATTAAGTAAAAAAATCCCCACTATTATTAAATGGGGATTTAGTGTTACTGGTTCTGTTCTTTCAAACTATTGAGTGATTTGTCAATTCGTTTGTCAACATAACTAATAGTTTCAGTTACTTGGTTTGCAACCGTTTGAAAATGGTTGTCAATTGTTCTTCTTTCCTCATCAATTCTTCTGTGAATGTGATCAATCTCCCTATAAAAAGATTGTTCAGTTCTCTCAACCCTTGATGTTAATTTGAAAATTTTAACAATACCCACAATCAAAACCCCAACAAGTATCAGAGCCACAACCGAAAGCACACCAAAAATAAAATTAAACATATAAGTGAAATTTAATGGTTTATATCCAAATGGATAAAACAATTATATACAAATAAAATGTGTTATAAATATAAATTAGTCATTCTCGGTATCATAAAACATTCTTTCAGAATCTTCGGTATTCCATTTGTCATACCCTTCGGCATTAAACCAATCTTTGTTTACAAGAAAGTCAGGTTTATCAGGAAATGGTTTTGTAACAAATGATGGTTCGGACCACTTAATTCTATTATTTGGCTGCAGGGCAATCTGTCCGTTGTCAAGAAGAATAATATGGTGTGATTTATGTTCCATTGGATCTTCAGCAAGTGTCAAATCTGTATTCATATCATTTGAACCCCAATTGATTGTTGCATAATAACTTCCCGAATACCATTTCTTATCTTTCATAAAGACATCAACGTTTGTATCATACACATAACTTAAATGAAGTAGGGTAAAATTATATGAGAAACAATTCCATAACTGCAGAAAATGGAATGGTAAATCAGGATTTGGGATTTCAGGTTTTGTAAGAAGGGCATGCGAAGGTAATTTGTCCCGCATTACACCATTGTTTAATAACACCTGAAATAGTGCCGCTTGTCCTGGCATACACCTAACGGAAATTATAACCCCTTCAGTAAATTCGCCAAATCCTTTCTTTCCTTGATAAAAGTATTCATTTCTAACCCATACCTTGATGGGGAAAAAGTTGTGTTCAATATAAGCCATAATCAATTATAGAAATAAAACTTACAAATATCAAATAAAAAACCCCACTCAATAAGGTGGGGTTAAACAATTTTATCGTCTCCATCTATTATACATTCCTCTTGACTCAAACTCATTGTCGTATTCTTTTTCCATTTTACGTTTTAGACGCATCCACATATCATCACCCTTTTCGTCCAATTCCTCAACGCTTCTTTCACCATCATAATTGCAATACTCAATTAATGCGGTTTTGCTTGAGTTATCATAAAATGCGTTATTTCTTTCGCAATCATCAATTTTTCTAACGGTATATTTAATTGATCTTTCACCAGGTGTTAATGTTCTTAAATCAACAAACCCCGTATCGTAGTTATTTATTTGATCTTGCATTTTATCCCATTTCCAATCAAACTCGTCACTTTCTTTTATAACCCTTCTAATAATGCGAGCCAAATCGGACTCCGTTAATCGTATAACTTTCTTCATATTAAATTTTATTTATAAATATATCAGAACCAAATAAAAAATCCGACGAAGTCGGGTTCGGGTTAGAAAAATCTACCAAAAGGAAGAAAATATTATCCCCCTTTATTTATACCCTAAACTCATACCAAAGGTTATCTTCCTCAAGTAATTCAAGAACAATTGCGGGGTATTCATTATTAAACCAATCAATAATATCAGAAAATGATTTTATATTATCGGGGTTTACATCTTTTTGATACTGAATAATTTCACTTGGTTCATAACCTCCCTCTTCCCCCTCATAATGTGTAACATCAACGGGAACAAAACAATCTCCCTCATAAAATGGGCTTGCATATACGGTAATGGTATCCTTTTTTTCAATATCTGTTATATCGGCAATAAGGGCTGCTGTATGTCTATCGTGGGTAAAAACAAATTTATACATATTATCCCCATATTCAAAAAGTAAACTTCTACCTATAAAACCAATTCTAAAAAATGAGAAAATGAAATCATCAATAGCGGTACATCTATCATTACCATCTGATATTTCAGAAATTCCATCAGGAAATAATCTATCAAGAGCAGGAGGGGATAACTTATATCTTTGTATTGTTTTAATATAACCAAACTTCTTAAATGAATCCAAAACCATTTGCTTTGTTTTACTATACTGTGATTCTGTGATGATAAATTTCATACTTATCTATTTTTTTTCAATGACATATTAGAGTAATTATTTTCCAAAGATTTTCCAGTGGAAGGTCCAACAACACCGTCAGGTTTTAATCCATTATCTTTTTGGTATTTAATAACAGCTTTTCTTGTGCCATTACCAAAAACACCATCACAATCATACATATATGCCTTACAAGCCGCCTTATCTTTTGTTATATTATATTTATCATAACCTAAATTTAATAAATACAATTGTATACTTTGCACTATTTTTCCTTTGTCACCCATTTTAACATAGGTTAAATTATTATATGTGTCAGATAAAGTATCATCCATATTTGCCTTTTTCATGGTTTTGGTATAAGCAGGACCCCCTTGTAAATTACTTTCAAGTTCATTAAAAAATAGAACTTTATTTCCCGATGAATCAGTATTAATGGTATAATTTGTGGACTCAAAGGTTTTACCTGTCACCAGTTCTACCTTAATGGATGTATTATTTGAGCTCACGTCAATATATGATATTTTTGATTTAGCATCATTATTTGGGATAAGTAGAAAACCCATATTTGTCCCGTCATTTGCAACGTATAGTATTACGTATTTTTTTATAAAATTTGTTAGTTTATTTTCTTTAATTGCCAAAAATAACTCATCAAATTTTGGTAAAGTTTTATTTGTTATATCTGATGAATTTAATGTACCATTTGATGCCTTAAGAATAAACTCTTTTGCTTTTTCTTTTGGTAGTACATCCGTATCATAGATAAATAAATTGGTAATAAAGTTTGTTTTTGCAAAATTGATATCTATTGCACGACCAATTGACATACGCTCATATTCCAAGTCAAAGCCAAAAACCTCCTTAAAGTTTGTCGCTTTACCTGTTACAAAGTCAACCTTTAAACCATATGGGGTGTTAGTTTCAACGGCGTCTGATTCCTCTTTAATCAAATTCTTTGTCCTATATAAATTAAGGATATATTTTTTTTCACTTTCGGATAATATAAATTTTTTCATATTAGATAAATACTCACAAGAAATAAAAAACCCCACCTTTTATGTGGGGTTTGTTTATGAAAGAGTTATTATTTTTACGTGTTTCCTGTTTGCAAATGTGGAGGTAATTGAACAACATATTCGTTTGGTTTGTTAGATTTATCCTGAACCGCTTGCCCTTCAGGAGTTGTCGTTCTCCAAGTTTTATAATCATTAAGTGTTTTTTGTAAACGATTATAATCATCCATTGTCCATCCTGATGGATTACCAATTTCTCTTTGTACTTTATCTATTTCGTCCAACCAACACCCAAGTTCAATTAATTTACCACTAACACATGGGGGTCTATTCGTTTGTTTATTTACCGTACTTCCTGTTTGTGGAATTGTTGTTCCACTAATTTGTTGTTCCGCAATCAATGGTTTAACATCCCCAATCTTTGATTCCAATAATTGTTTGAATCTATTTAGTTCCATAAAATATATTTAATAATAAATACCCAAGTTTTTACAAAAATTTTCTGGAAATTTTTTTTCAGAAATTGGACTATAAATTAGAAGGAGGGTGATGTTTGAAAAAAGATATTTACATAAATCTTTTTATTGCCTTTATAACTTCTTCTTCAGAGAGCCCCTTATAATTCATTAGATAATAGATTGTCAATTCAAGATTAAACGTATCTTTTATTATTGGAACTATCTCCCACCATATGTCATATATTTTACTATGCACCTCATCAGAGTCCTCAACACCATCAAATTTGTATCCCGTAATAAAATCATGCATTGCCTCCCTTACAACAAAGTCAACAAAATCCTTGTGATCTTCCACATCCAAATTAATGTCCTCGGCTGTTTCCCAAATAAGTTTTTCAAGTATCTCCATATCATCTTCGGACATTCTTCTTCTAATATGTGGGGGAAGTTTTTTTACCAACTCATTATATTGTGATTCTGTGATAATGATTTTCATATTAGATAAATATCCTCCCACAATAATAGTGGGGAAAAATACCAAAATTTTTTTTAGGCATTGGACATCTTATTTCCTTTTAACCTATTGTCCAATTTCCATAATGGTTGAAGATTAGAATAATGACATAAATTAATTACCTCTTCTTCGGTGTTCCCACTTGAAATGGGGATAATGTGATCAATCTCCCATTCCCCATAGTTATCCCAATTCATTCCATCAACAAATAGATTCTCAAAATACTCCTTAACAAACTCCCATTCAGCCCCAAGTATTTCATATGTTTTTGATTTCTTTGTAAAACCCCCACGTTTAAAGGATTTACGGGTTGTCTGTCTTATTCTTTGTATAAACCCCGTTAATTCATCCTCCCGTTCTTTTTTTCGTTTTCTTTTAACATCATATGCTTTTAGTTCCCTATCATATTGGGGATTAATCTTTCTACGTTCTTGTTTTTGTTTATACCTTATTTTATTCTCACAGGATTTACACATTGTTCTACCATTCCTATAATCAGACACAGGTTTTAATACGTCACAATTCCTACAGATTTTTTCCATACCACAAATATACGAAAATTTTCTGAAAATTTTTTCCAGAAATTTTTTGCGAATATATTACTTTGGGGATTGAGCCCCCTTTTGGGGCGACAATATGTCATATATGGGGGGGATACGGGAGGGGGGAGGGGGTAAATATGTCATACCCCCCATAGGTAGGGGGCATTTAATGGTAGGGAGGGGGTTATGTCAATTTGTCATGTTGATAACTTTATCTATATCAACCATTGGCATCCAATTGGCAATGTTCACACCAACACCTTCTTTTGATTCCTTCCACTGATTAATTAAATCACGTAGGTGTTCAGGTTGTCGCATCTGTTCAACATCCAATCCCTCGTATACAGAGAACCTTAAGTGTCGGGGAAGGTTCTTATATATCTGTGTAAGTGCTCCTTCAATCTTATTATTAAATTGATGTCCATAGCCATCCCTATACTTGTCATCAACAAACCCCATTAGATATCCTGATTCATTTTTAAGTAAGTCAAGAAGGAATGGTTTCTCAAGCCAACGTTCTGGGGGAGTTGTATTTGTATACTCATAGAACTTATTTAAGTCAAAGTATATATTCACAAACACAGATGTGCCATACTTCTCAAATATATCCATCCTTGGTTCAATCTTTACTATGTATGGGTATTTTCCTTTTAGGTATTTCTCAAGGACTTTGAATCCCATCTTTTTATTCTTATCCATATTAATCAATATCTATTTCTCCGATTATCTCTCTCTTATCCCCAAGTGATTCCTTAAACATATTATAATCATCCATTGAGTTAAATTCCATTATCTTTGATGAATATATTGGTTCACTATCTTTGGAGGGGGAATATTTAAATGCAATCCCCTTCTTTATCTTTTGTTCCTCCATTAGGATTCTTTTTACTTGTGATTCAGAAATAATATACGTTTTCATATAAAATAAATATCCCCTTGTTTGGATATGTAAATTATTATTTGTATCTTTGTATTGTTGGTGGTTGATACTGAAACGGGTTCGGGGGATGTCCCTCGCAGAGGGTAGACTCCAACCTATCTTATTAAAAATAAGACAAAAAAAATATAAGCCCCAAGTTGTGAGGTTTATTGACATTTGTGTTTTGGTTTGAATCTATCTTAATCTTTACGTATCACTTGGATGACTGATTAACTAATTCCCTACTGTGGGGAAAATAAACTCTATTATAAATATATGGTTAATTCTAAAAAGGTAAATAATCTTTACCCCTCTATTTGTTTTCTTGAGTGAGTTTGTATTTCATATCTCACCTGCTCTATGTCTGTGATTAAATCTTTCTTGTATAGATACTCTATCACATCCCCCATATCTGTATTTATTAACACATTTATTTTTTGTTTAAACCTTTTGGTGCTGCCTTGAAGGGTTGCTTCTTTGTAAATGCACGTGCCAGAATAGTTAAGGTGACAATATGTCACAGTTATGGTATCACCTGATTGTGATACTTGGGGACTGAAGATGTCAAGTATTGATGTCATAAGAGGGGTTTTTGTTAATAAATATTTGTTAAATTATTTGGAAATGTCAAAATGTCAGGTGGGAGTTAAGCACCACACAATCCCCTCACCCACTTTTTACCACCAATCAATATTAGTCATATATATCAAAATCCCCATTCTTGATATCAAAAACAAGGTTTTTTATATATTCTAATACCCTATTATAACTATACCTGTTTTCCAGTAAAAATAAATAGTTATCACCTCAGCAGCCGTGGACAGTCCTTTAGGACGTTAGAATACTCTTCAACGAGACACGTAAGTGCTTTACTTATGTGCATTTCAACAGTGTCCCCTTCTTTTTACACAACTAAATTAACACAAAATATGTGGTAGAAAGTGGGATAAAATAGTATCACTTTAATCAGGTTAAACCTGAAGTGTGTGATATAAAAAATCCCCCACAATTTACCACACCAATATATAATACTATTTGTTCATTAATTAAATCTGTTCAGTTTACTGAACATTATCTTAAAGTGAACACCTCATCCATTATACAAAATGTGTTACGCAAAATGTGTAATATATGGACAACTAAAAAAGGGGGACTCCCCTGAAATGGGGGAAAGGATAATATAATATATGAATGAATGAAAAAGGAGACACGAATAGAGTCTCCCTTTTGTAATGAGTGAATAAATTATATTATTCTTTTATATATACCCTATCTGTTGTTCCGTCGTTATAGATGTAAATTAATGATTGATTTAACATAATACTTGTTTCTCTTCCCATAAAATCTACAACCTTTACAATTTCTTTTTTATTTACTGTTGTTTCATCAAGTTCTAATACTGAGCAATCGGCAACAAATGTAAGTGCCACTCCTGAATTTAATACTTGTGTTAAACATTGTGGTGTTTGTGGTGGGAATGGTGGTTGTGTTGCACCTACATATAAACAAACTGTTAATGTAATAGGATAAACTGTATCATTAATAATATAATGATGAACATTTTGAAATCCCATACTGTCAATGTAATCAAGCGTCATATTTCCTGCTCCCGTTGGTGAAACATAAGTGTCCGTTAATGAGTAAGGACATCCCCCTTGATTAAGAACAAAAACATTAACGGGGGTTTGTGAGTATGTCATAAAAGACATAACACCGAAGATAAATGATAATAATAAGTTTTTCATAGTTTTTTTATTTAAAGATAATCATTTTTTGTGTTTAATCAATAAGAGGATAAGATTAAATTATGAGGTGAATTCCGAAACGAAGTGTAGGACTATGAGCCGAATGAATTAATCTTATACTGAACCATCATTACTATTTGTTCTTGTAGGTTCATCTATTTAAATAACTATCTATTATTTCTTGTACTTCAGGATTGTCTCCTGTGTAAATTATATCAATAATATATTTGTGTAGTGGGTATATTTCATCGGTTAGTGCTCTTTCCTCAAATTCACCACCTTTACTTGTTCCCATATCATTAGGATCTAAACCATAATAATTAAATGGTTCTACTTCATATTTTGTTTGTAGTTTTGCTTTATCAACAACAAATATAATATCGCTATTTGAAATAGCTTCACCTGATCCCTTTCCTATTGATTGATCTGGTTTCCAATTTTTATCTCTTGTAAATGATATTGCACTTTGTTTGTCTGTGTTGGCTAAACTTTTATCAATTTTAAGATATTCATCTGAAGGTTTGGTTCCGATAAGAGAATCTGAAACTATTATTTTAATTCCTGTTTCAGTTGATGTTTTATGATATAATGGTGTTCCTTGTATATCTTCTAACTTTTCAGATATAACCCCCATCATTGATTGTATTCTTGATATTTGTTCTTGTAGATTCATATTAATCTAACCATTTAGCGTTTAGTCCAATGTACACATTAGGTTGTATAAACCCATCGGGATATTGTATGAATGTTTGTGTAGTTCTGTGCCATCCTTCACCTAACTCATATTTACCATCTTTGGTTTTAAATAAAATAATTGGTTCTTCAGATATTCCCTTACTTTGAAGTAACTCTTTTTGTGTTTCGTGTCTTTCGGTATCTTTATCAACATCTTGTCTTACTTCACCTTGTATTCTACTTTCTAACTCTTTTTTTGTTTTATCGGTAAATATATCCATTGATATTGGAAAATCTTTTTGAAACTCCCATTCTATATCTTTAACATACTCATCAATCCATTCTGTAATACCTTCATATGTGTTTACATCGTCTGATTGTTTAATCATTTTATAAACCCAATCTCTTATTACATATTCAGGAGTGTTTGGTAGTTTTTCTTTTAACCAATTAAACATTCCTTGTCTTGTTTCTGTGACAATCCCCATCATTGATCGTATTCTTGATATTTGTTCTTGTTGATTTCTTTTTGGTGCGTCAGGTCTTTCAAACTCTTCTTTTGATTCCATTAACTCGTCTTCAAAAACATCATACTCAAACCCATCTTCAAAAACCACTCTATATACTCTTGGACATCCTTCTAAAAGTCTTTCTAATTTTGTATCCCCACATCCAAGTTCCACAATACTCAAAACTAAAACTTTATTGTGTGTCCTATACCATAATTCCGCATCACAAGATTTAGGGCTCTCAAAACAATGATATTCAAACCAAAACTTATTCCCTACAACATCATCAGTTGTTTCCGATAATTCTTTAATAACCCCCATCATTGATTGCATTCTTGATATTTGTTCTTGTAAATTCATATTAATCTGTTTTTAGTGTTCTATACATTGATGACATTCTTTTATCATACTGTTTGGTTAAAAACTTAACCACGTCTTCATACCACTCAAACCAGTCCACATCTTCAGGTAAATAATATTCTAACTCTAATAACGTTATTAAATCAACTATTACCTCTCTTTTAAATTCTTTTTCGGGTAATAGTTCTGATCTACCCTTAAGGTTTCTTAAAAATACTGACGATACATAGTTTAATGATGAATTAAACTCATCGTCCATTTTATCTAATGTTTCTGATGGTAATCTACGTAATATCGTTTTTATAATCTTATTTTCTTGTAGGTTCATATTATTTCGTAGTATCTTTCTTTTATTCTACTCCCGTAATGTCTAAGAAGTGGTTTTCTAATTTTATCATAATAGAAATCGT